ATGAATAAAGCCACTTTTCAGGCGATTGTAGCCACTTTAACCCGTTTAACCTACATTTGTACCCATGCCGGCACATTTGAACGCTTACACCCCTTTATTAGACACATGGCAGAACATACCCCATACACCCCTTTTTTTTTACGGAACACGGATATATCCTCATTTTCCCAAGCTCGACTAAATTTGAACTCTTTACTTTTATTAAGATAAAATACTATGCGACAAATAATTAAGTTTTTTAGGTGGGTTGTTGTTAGGGTATTTGGTAGTAGTGTTAGTAGTTGTATTTTTGGAGTTGAGTATGGTAATGAGTATAAGTGAACAATTAAACGTATATAGCATGAAAAGAGAAATAGGTTACTACTGGTGTAGGTCTATAACAACAACGCCCCAAATAGGTTATTGGGATGGTAAAGGATGGACTTTTTGCGGTAATGATATGGAATTTATCAGTTCTACTATGATTACCCCAATAAACGAAACTCGGATACCTTCGCCAGATGAGTTTGATATGGTAGTTAAGGCGGTAAATAGTTTAGTTGACGTTCACACGATGGACTAATAAAAAAAATTTTCAAAAAATTTTACAAGTTTTAGAAATGTTTGGATTATGAATATTTTTGAGGAAAAGGTATTTAAGGCTTATATTAAATTAAGCCAATCTCTACTTCATAGTAGCATATTGCAAGGCACTAGTAATTTTGTTCATGATAACACTAAAGGGGTTTTTAAAAATAGGAAATCTTTTTACCCGATAAAAGAACCATATAACCCAATTAAACCAAGTGATTTGCCATTGGATAAATTGCTTGAATTACATCCTGAATATCGGTATAATTTCAACAAAGAATAAAGTTAATGGCTGAACACACAAAGGAGTATATTGAGCAGTTGTACATGAAGAAGGCTTTGTGTATGACTGATTTTTTGTATTTTACTAGGTATTTTTTTCATGCAAGGTTTAAGCCTGCAAAGTTTGTTGTTGGCGAACATCATAAAATCATATCTGATACTTTGAATAAGGTGTTGCGTGGGGAGATAACAAGGCTGATAATTAACATCGCTCCGAGGTACGGTAAGTGCATTTCTTTGAAGTCAAAAATAATGACCGAAAGAGGGGTTATAGATGCCTGCGATGTTGTTGTGGGAGATATGCTTTATTCCCATGAAAATGGGAAGTTAGTAAAAAGAAGATGTGTAGGAATAGAACCCGCTAGGAAAGAATCCGTAGCAATTAAAATGCGTTCAGGTCGTTATTTAGAATGTTCGCATGACCATCCGATGTTAACTACATTCGGATATGTTGAAGCCGATAAATTAAATCCAAACGACAGGATAAAAACAGTTTGCACATTACTTGACGATAGTAAATACGAAATCAACGATGATGAATTAATATTTGCATCATTAATGATTTTTGAGGGTACTTGTTGCGGGAATAATGTCAGGTTTAGCAACACCGACAAGGTTATTATTGACCTTTTGTATTCTTCGTGTAGTAATTTAGGGATAAAGGTCAAGCAATACGATTGTAATAAGTCTTGCGATTTCAATATTATGGGCGGTAAAGTTGGCAAAGCCGTTGAAATATTGAAAAAGTTTGGTTTATACGGACATAAAGCATATACCAAAAGGTTGCCTACCGATTGGTTTTCATTGTCATTACGGCAAAGGTTAATATTCATTGACATAATGTTTGCCACTGATGGAACAGTTAATAAACACAATGGCAGTTGTTCTGTATCTCTTGCAAATAAGGGTTTAATAACGGATATACAACATATACTATCGACAATTGGTATTATATCCCATATGTCGTACAAAGAAAATGATTGTGCAAATGCGTGGACATTGAGTGTTGGCAGAATGGGAACAGAAAAGCTATTGAAATTAATTAGCTTTTACCATAAAAGACCGACTGCGGAGTTATCGTTAAACAAATTTAATCGGTCAAATATTGATACATACCCTAGAGAAATAATACAACGTGAAAAACTAACATACAAAACGCATAAGCCTCCATACCGTTGCGCTGGTGGTAAAGACATTACAAGAGAAAAGTTTAATAGACTTTGTGAGCATTTCCCGCAACTTGAAAAGTATAAGAATGATGATTTTTACCTTGACAAAGTAGATAGCGTTACCCCAATAGGTGTTATTGATTTATTGCATTTTGAGGTAGAAGATACGCATAACTTCATAGCAAATGGTATGGTATCGCATAATACAGAGATGGCAGTTGTAAACTTCATTGCGGCGGGTTTGGCTATTAATCCAGCGGCTAAATTTATTCATCTTTCGTATTCTGATGACCTTGCTTTATTAAATAGTGATTATGCTAAAGAAATTACGCAATTGCCTGAATATCAAGAATTGTTCCCTGATGTACAAATACGGAAAAATCGTGATAGTAAGAAGATTTGGAACACTACGAAAGGAGGCGGTTTATATGCTACTTCGGCTGGTGGTCAGGTAACAGGATTCGGTGCAGGACTTGTAACTACGGGTGAAGAAGATGGGGATATGGGTGCATTTTTTGCTAAAAGTGGTAAATTATTTGGCGGGGCATTGATTATTGACGACCCGATTAAACCTGATGATGCCGATAATGAAAAGGAAAGGGAACGTGTTAATAACCGTTGGGAGAGTACCATTAAGAATCGTGTAAACAACAGAAATACGCCTATTGTGATTATCATGCAAAGGCTACATGAAAGGGATTTATGTGGTTATTTGCTTGAAGAAAACAAAGAGAATTGGACTGTTTTATCGTTGCCATGTATTAAAGATGATGGTACAGCTTTATGGGAGTTCAAACATACGATTGCAGAACTTGAAGCAATAAGGGATAATAACCAAATCGTATTTGACAGGCAGTATATGCAGAAACCTATGCCAATTGAGGGTAGGTTGTATAAAAAATTCAAGACTTACGAGGTTTTACCTCCTGATGTGGGTATGGTAAAATGTGTTATAGATACAGCCGATACGGGTAAGGACTATTTATGTTCTATTGTGTATATGCCGACTGTTACAGGTTATTACATACTTGATATTTACTATACTCCGCAGGGAATGGAGGTTACAGAAGGCGAAACGGCTAAACAATTAACTAAGTTTGATGTAAATCTAGCTAGGATTGAAAGTAATAACGGTGGCAGGGCATTTGCTAGAAATGTGGAGCGTTTATGTCGTGAAATGGGTAACACAAGTACGGTTATTGAGTGGTTTCACCAACGGGATAATAAAGAAGTTAGGATATTTACTAAGGCGGCTGATGTTCAGAACATGATTTACTACCCTGCTAATTGGGAAAAAATGTTCCCGAAGTTCGCTAGGGATGTGCAGGGATATATGGCGACAGGGGGAAACGCACATGATGACGCTTGTGATTGTTTGACCTTAATTGTCGAAAATGAGGAAAACTTAGGTTGGGACATAGAATTTGCAGATAGATAGACAAGACAAAAAATAAAAATTAGGCAAGCCTAAAAAAATAAATTTGGTTTATATAAATAACAATATTAGTTTTGTGATATAGTATGGTACTCCCATTAGAAGAACAAAAGGATAAAAGCCTGAGTATTACGTCTATACTTCGTGATAGACCTAATAAACTGTATGTTCAAGCGGTGCAAAAGTATTGCGCACATACGACTATGCACATGACGGGCAAAGGGTTGGATAAGGCTATTACCAAATTCGACTATTATGAGGATGCAAGACTGCTCAAATTAAGGCAGTTATATAGTCCGTCTAACAAAGACTTTTATTCCCGTTTACACCGACCTATTGACAAGATATTTACGGCTAAAGGCGGTTCTATTAACTACAACATATCAGAAGATAAAAAACCTGCGTTAAAGCGTATTTTATCCGATGTAAAAGATAACTATTCTGTAAGGCGTTGGGTTGAAACTTACTTCTTACCTGCATATTGGTACGACCCGATGGGGTTGATTATGATGGAGGTAGGAGATAATGAAACATACCCTACTTACAAATGCGTTCAAACCGTTTACGATATGCCTAAACCTCATGGGCGTATGTTTGATTATCTTGTTTTCAAAACAGATAAGAAAGTAGGCAACGGGGATGGCACTGTAAATACTTCGGGTTCTGCACCAACTTTACAAGCATACCAAGACATAAACAAGTCATTAGATACAGGGCAAAGCGGATATTATCGTGTTGTTGATGATGCCTATGATTATCTTGTATTGTGGGATAATGGACAAGCCACTATCATTTGGGATGAAAGCTATCCTAATTATTTCGGGTTTGTACCTGCTATAACAGCATCTAACATTTGGGATAACGTAAATGAGTTCTACATTTCACCCGATGATAATACAATAGGCATAGCAGACCAACATTTGCGTAGTCGTTCTGTACTTGTCATGTTTGAGTTGCATCATGGTTTTCCGTTAAACTGGATGTATGTAGGCAAATGTCCTACTTGTCAGGGAATGGGTAAGCGTCAAGGACAGGATTGCCCTTCATGTAATGGTACAGGTAAGGATAGTAAGAAAGACGTTTCTAAGTTGATGCTATTGCCATATCCGATTAATAAGGATATGCCTATTGTTGACAAGCCGGGTGGCACGGTTGAAACAGCTATTGATAGTTGGCAGGAAATGAAATCTACTGTTGACAGGCAATATCGTGAAGCGCATTATTGCACATGGGGAACGCACCAATTAGAGGATAGCAGTCAGGAAACGGCAACAGGCAGGTTTATTGATGTACAGCCCGTAAATGACAGATTATGTAAATATTCTGATGCTTGCGAGTTTGTGGAAAAATGGATTACCAACATGATAGGTGGTTTCTATTTTCCTGATAATTATTTGGGTTGTGAAATAAACTACGGCAGGCGTTTCCTTATTGAATCTCCTGATGAGATATGGAATAAGTTGCAGTTAGCTACTGCCAACGGTAAGACCAATTACAGTTCGCTAAAGAACTTGTATATGCAGTGGATTGACAGCGAGTATAGCGGGGATGAAGTAACGAGGTTACGCCTTATTATGGAGTTCCGTTTAGACCCCGCACCATTTATGAGCATTGAACAGGCACAGATAGCTTATGTTGAGCCAAAACAATATGCTGCTAAGTTATTTTACAATCAATGGTTGGAATCATTGCCCGAAAATTGGTTTATGACTTACAGCTATGAAAGATTGGTAATAATGCGTGATGCTTATTGCGATAATAAAATAGGAGAAATTGACCCTAAAAGGATTGCGCCACCAGAGCCTAAACAACAAACTCAATTAAACTAAGTTATATGGAAATGCAGACTTTGCCAAGTGAGGTAATAAAATTGATTAATGAAAGGATTTATAACGAATTGTATGCACAACGTTATTACCTTGCGGCATCTAATTTTTGTAAACTTAATGGCTTTGACGTTGCTGCTGAATTTTACTTAGCCGAATCTGTTGATGAGGGCGTACACGCTAAGATATTACAAGACCATTTAGTAGGGTGGAATACAATGCCCGAACTTCCCACAATTAGCACCCCCGAAATCGGTAGCACACTCAATGAAGTTACCGAAGGTGCGTATCAAATGGAATACGATTTACTTAAACTATATGAGGAAACGATGGATGCGGTTGAAGATTACACAGCCTGCGAAGTATTTTTTATACAGTTCATTAATATCCAAAATCAATCTGTTATTGAGTATGCTGATAAGCTGAAAAAGTTAGATGGCATTACGGATATATTCCAGTTACGCATGATGGAAAAAAAGGTGTTCAAATAACTATGCCAAAGTCTAAGGTTTTAGCTGATAAATCGGTTTTAATTTTAGCGTACAATAAACTTTTCTTCAAGTGGGAAAAGGCTAAAGGCGTTAAGAAGCAGCAGTTAAAAGTTGAGTTAGATAATTTGGATAAGCAAATAAATTCTTAAACAAACATAAATGAACGATTACAAACTAATCTTTAATCAAAAGTTTGATGCGGCTTTAACTGCACAAAAATTTGATAAATCATTGATTGATGACAGATTGCAAACGTGGTTGTATAAAGCCTTGATGTATCAGACAGAGTACAAACTGCAATGTAGTTGGGAAACATTTAAGGGCATGATTGAAAAATCGGTTTATGACTTTAATTTGCTTGAAATGTGCAATGCCTTAAATACTATTGAGTACACAACGGCATTACAGCTTGATTATGGTTTACCTACTTATATTGAGATAAAAGAAGTGGTAAAAGGATTATCCGCTAAATGGGATGAAATAAGCGCACCAATAAAAGAGGCAATACAAAAGGAAGTCCAAGAACTTTACGAGGCTGATTTAAGAAAAGAAGCGGCAAAGAATAAGATTGTAAGTGGTCAGCCATTACCTAAAAAACAGATTTTTCACTAATAAATAAACATATATGGGTTACACTAAAGAACAAAGATTAGAAAAAGAGCGTTTGGCGCAGTCGCAGATTGGCGAAAATATTTCAACTGATACAGCAGTAATGGATATGCCATCACCAGCAAAGGCACCCGCTAAAAAAATGGATTTGGGCGAAAACAAGCAGTACACAAGATATACTTTGTATGTACAATCGTTTACGTCAAAACGGTTTGGTACTGAAACATTTGATAGATATGAAATGGCTATTGAGCGTAAATTACTTACAAATGTCCGTATTGAGGAAAGACGGGCAAATCAGTTGAATAAAAAGTCACACACAACTAATCATTGGTTAGCGGAAGATGGTTTAAAAGTACCTATTAAAATTATCCGCAAACTTAGAGAGGATGGCAACTTAGAAATTAACGGTGGTTACGAAGATTCATTTATTTACGAAAACTAAAAACACAATAACATATGGCTTTAAGCAAATCAAGTATTGAAAAAATGGCTAAACTATTGGGTATCAACATAAAAGATGCCTTAGAAGCCAAAACGGATGTTGACGTAGATATACCAGAAGTAAAGGTATTTACCGTAGATGGGTTGGCTAAATTTGAAAGTGAAAAAGTGGAAGTTGGGCGTAAAGCAGGGATTGAGGTAGCCATTAAAACTTACAAAAAGGAAAACGGTTTAGAGTTTCCCGGAAAGGATATTTCAGACCTTGTGCAGTATTTTGAAAGCAAAAGTGATGTTGATGGCAAAGTAAAGAAGTTGCAGGAAAACATTACAACGCTTACACAACAAAAACAGGAAGTGGAAAGCAAACTATCTAAGGTTGAGATACTTAGTGCAATTCATGGGGCAATACCTGCTGAATACAATGGGTTGAGTAAGAAAGAGTTACAGGCATTGGCGGAGGCTAATGGTTTTGAGTTTAAGAACGAAAACGGAAATCTTGTAACTTACAGAAACGGTAAAAAGGTTGTTGAGGATATGACCCAAAAAGAATTGGATGCCAAGACGGCATTAACTAATTTCTTTGAGGGCGAAAAAGGTTTTAAAGGAGGCGCACCTAATACAGACCCTGCGCCTAAAGGCAGAGGCGGACAGAGTGACCCGATAAAAGGCGGCAATACGCTTGCGACTAAGCGCAGTCAAATTGAAAAAGAATGGACAGACACAAATCCGGGAAAGAGTGTGAACGGGATGGATTTCGCTACCCATTTTGCAAGTAAAGTAGCTGAATTGCGCAAGGAAGGTGCGGCAGTAGAAATGGATTAAAAGGTTCATGAGTATATGTTTTAAATGTGGGGG